CATCTTATTAGATGAACGCCATTTGTGAGCGATTATGATTCTTTTAATTATTGAAATCATGGTTTATCTGAAGGTTCCCAGTCTCTACATTGTACACAAGAAATAGAAGGATTTACACTACATTTCAGATTAAAATCTTTATGGGTTTCAGGATTATAATATTTACAAGAACTAATCCGATTATATTCAGCTATTGAATAGCATTTAAATTGTTTAACTGTGTAGATTAAATTGGTCTTAAATCTAAAAAACACTCTATACAAGACAACAGCAAAAATTAAAGCAGTATAAAGTAAAAATATACTTAATACAATAGTTGCTAGAAAGTTAATAATTATTATTGCAATATCCATAATGATCATTTATTTTTTCGAGTATTGATAAAATCTTCAAGAATTTCAATAAAACCTTCAAGCCAACCAATTGTATAAAACGAAATTGAAAAAACAGTTAGGGCAAATATTGTGCTAACTACAAGACCTACAGTACATAAAATTACATTAGAGATAATATTCATGATTAATTGGCGCAACTAGAACAACTATTGTCAGACTCTTGAAAATTATCTTTTTGAACAGTTCGTACATAATAGACTGCTTTACATCCTGATTCCCACGCTAAAACTAGGGTTTCATAAATGTCTTTAGCTGTTAATGCGCGGTTAGGTTCATCGGGAAAATAAACCCCTTGATTAAGGTTGAACAGCAATTCCATAGAAATCCCTGTATCAATCCATTTTTGCATTTCAGCAATCGCTTGAACGACAATCTTTTGATCAAGATTTTGATTCTCTTGATAATACCAAAAGAAATCCTTAATAAAAGGAGGGCAATTAGGGATAGCACCCTTTGAGTTCTTTTCTGTAAATACCCGCTTAAAAACGGGTAAAACACTGGCAGTACAACCCTGAATTAAAGATGATGTGGTATTGGGGGCTACAGCAGTAATATGGGAATTTCTAATGCCAAATTGTTGAATACTTTTGGCTAATTGATGCCAATTATAGGTATTATCAGAATTTACGTTGAACCATTCTAATGGTTTAGCCCCTAGTAATTTACCCTGACTCCATTCACTGCTGGAAAAAGCTTGATAAGCACCGCGTTCTTTAGCCAATCTCATCGAAGCGTGAGTACAATAATAGCTAATTCTTTCAAATAAATCACTGATAGATTTAAAGTCTTTATAAAATAATTTTTGTTTAGCTAACCAGTCAGCTAATCCCATAACCCCAACTCCAATAGTGCGATAACGGTCATTATGTTTTTTGGCTTCACCAATCGGGGGACAAGTCAAGTCGATTGTATTGTCAAGCACTCTAACAGCGAGTTGACACATTTCCGCTAAATTAGTAAGAGTGTCAATGTTAGCAAGATTAAGACTAACTAAATTACAGCAATGGGCTGTTTTACCCGGTGTGACATTAGAGAAGCTCTCACAGCACAAATTAACTTGAGGGATGTACCCGTCGTGTTTATTAGGATTAGCCCGATTAATGGTATCTTTGAAGGCAAGATAGGGCATACCTGTCTCGATTTGAGGGCGCATAACATCTTTAAATAACTCCCTAGCATTAACCTTTTTGTAGAGAGTAATTTTTGTTCCTAGACTATCTTCAATTAATTCATAAGCCTCCTCAAATTTGTCCCCCCATAGTTCTGCTAATTCTATCCCTAGTTTTATCCGAACTTCATAAGGATCAACTAATGTCCACTCGGATTTATTTATTACCCGACGCATAAATTCATCGGTGATAACTAATTGGGGAAAAATATCATAAGCTTTGCGTCTTTGATCACCGTTTTCTGTTTGCATTTCCAGAAATTCTGGCACATCTAAATGCCAGATGTCAACACCGATAGTTACTGCCCCGGCGCGTCTTCCCCCCTGATTTACTGCAATAGCTGTATCGTTGAGTAATTTAATCCAGGGTATAATCCCACCAGAAGCGTTAGCTTTTCCCATAACCGAGCTACCAGTGGCACGGATTCTACTTACATTTACCCCAACACCGCCGCCATTCTTAGAGATGCGAGCAGTATTAGTAATCTCGCTAAAAATACTCTCTAGATTGTCTTCCATTGCTACGATGAAGCAACTACTTAAAGAACCATTAGGGGTTCTTAGATTGCCTAAAATTGGAGTAGCTAGAGAGATTTTTCTTTGGGCTATGGCTAGGTAGATTTGATGCGCAAAACTTAATCTATCTTCTGGTTTCTCCTCTACACTGGCAAGTAATAAAGCGCAAGTCAAAAAAGCCTCTTGAGGTAATTCACAATCAAGCAAATACCTTTCTGACAGCATGATTGCACCAGCGTAGTCAAAATCTTTATCGTATTCTGGGTATATCCACTCCCCCGCAATCTCTAAATCTTTTTCGTCATAGATTTCTGTGATTTTTGAATCATAAATACCTCTACCCACTTGCCACTGGACATATTTAGCGTAGTCGGTTCCTTCTAATCTCCTGAAAACCGTGCGAGATAAATAGCCGCCAAATTCTCTTTTAATCCTTGTATCTTTCCATAATCCCCAGATGTGAAGTCTTCCAGCTATATACTTCCAATCGGTTTCTTCTACACAAAACAATTGTGTGGCAACATTGATTAAATTTTCTTGAATTTCCCTAGTAGTAATGCCATCTCGTAATCGAGAGGTTAATCCTGATTCTAAAGCGAGGGGATTGACATCTAACCCTTCACACGCCCATTCAACTACTTGCCGAATTTTGGTAATGTCTAAAAAACGAGTTTCTCCACTTCTTTGAATTACGTTAATCATTTATTTACTCCTATACTTCAACAATTTTAATACCATTTTTTTCGCCCACCTCAAACAGTTCATCAATCGGATCTTTAATCTCGTGATAGCCTTGTGGAATTTTCTGTAACGTGATCGTCTCACCAAACTTTGCAAGCATTGCGGTTTGGCAAGCTTTCACGTCCTCAACTTCGCATTTTTCTATCAATTTGTTTTCTATCCATTTGTCTGCCTTGATAATCTCAGGATGCCATTGATAAATCCACGGCTTGCACTCTTCTATAAATCGCCACAATTGGTGAGTAAACGGCAAATCGTCGGACATCCATTCTAATACTTCGTATATCTGATCGATGCCGTTACCTTCGCTTGCGTCTTTTGGTTGTGTCAGTAATCGCCCGCTAGTAACACTTAGAACTGCTAGTGTTGGAAAATCTTTTGTCGTATTGAGTTCTTCAATTACGTTAATCATTTATTTACTCCTGATTTTTAATTTTACTTTAATAATCCTAGCGTTCATTCGATATTAGGACGGTCATTTTCTTCTGGCTTTTCGCAAGCCGCTTCTATAAGTTTATCAATCCAAACATTAATTTGATCATGCCTAATTTCTCCATGATCGACTTCATCATCAACTTCATTTTCACTCTTAATTCCTATATTTGAATAAAGTAATAAGAAATTGTATAAATCAATTTCGTTGACCGATTGTATTAACTCTGTAAGAACTTGTTTAGCGTCCATTGTTATTTATCCTGAGTGTAATTTAATTTGAAGTAATTACATCTTTGTCGGTTGCCAATCGATTGATATTCTCAGTCTATCATAAGTTCCAGCTTTTATAAAGCCACACTCTTCTAAATATTCTATTAAAGGTTTAATTCGTGTTCTAGGAAACCCTAGAGTATCAGCTAATTCTGTAATATTAATCATTGTAAATTTGCCGTTATTTTTTTCTTTTATTGACTTTGCAGTAGATATAATGATCTGTCCTTTTATAGCCAAATAAGCTTTTAAGTTGCCATAATATTGTTGTCCTTTTGCTATCTTTAAAGAGTTAATTATAGCAGTCTCATTGCCGTTAAAACACAGGTTACAAGGATTAACATAGCAAGGGCATTTATACAGATAAGTGCCGTCGGGAAAGGATTGTCCTTTTGGGATGATTTGTGTTGACATTTATCTATCTTGAGTGTAATTTGTTTTTTGTTGAGATGCCCGTTCAATTTCTCTAGCTAGGTAGCCGATATGGAAGGGTTGAATACTAGGACAGTCAGCAATTATTTGACGGATTAGCTTCAAAGGATTCTTACCTTCCCATTTTTCCACAAATTCACCGTTAGGGGTTAGCTGACTGACTGTGATATTGTTACCATCTGTTTCTACTAAGAAGTTACCAGCAGGGTCGCTGTAAGATTGAATCTCTTTGTTAATAATCAATTGATATTGATTATTAATTAGCTGTTCTACATTTTCCCAACAATCATCGTAAATATGGGCTGATTGACTGATAGTAATCAGTGGACCTATTGCTAGATCGTACTCAGATTGACTAGCAATTTCATCTCTGATATGTTGCTGTAAAGCCCGTAATCCCATTGCATTAGCTGGCCAAGCGGAAAACATATCATTACTTCTAAAGGTAGCTGTTAAAGACAGTTCATTATCTACTACTCGCACCCAGATATGATTTAGGCAAGGCGATCCGCCGTGATTATGATCTGAATCTCCACTTTTTCTTTCTCCTCGCACGATTGTATTACGATCGTGTCCACGCCAACTATCATGTTCGGCAAGTATTTGAGCGTTGCCACTCCCACTATCCCAGAGGGACATAACTGCACTGGCAGAGTCGATTTCTTTGATTAATTTTGTGATAACTGCTTTAATCTGGTCTTGACCAAACCAAGAGCGTAATCGTTGACCATAGGTATATTTAACTCCTTCTCGATAATTGGCATCATCAAGTATTTGTGGGATATAGTTCTTTAGATATTCTCTATCTAAAGGTAAGTAATTAGGTTCTGGAAAATAAAAGTCTTCTGGTTCATCGGTAACTATCGCCATTAAATCGATTAATTCTTGCCATTTACCGTCATAGCCAGTAGGTCTGATAGTGCCAGTAGTTTTGATTCTTTGCAGTATTTTTATCCAAGTTTCAGCAATGGTTTTACCTTCAATCCGATGACCATAGCGCGGTCCGGGTTTTACTTCTGATGTAGGTTCATTGTAGGGAAAAACCATCGGTTCTGCCCACAAACCAAGGTTTCCTACTTTTACTATTGATTTTATATCTATATCCCGTTCAAGATTTGGTATTAAAATCATAGAATATCGTAATTGATTTAAAACTTCTAAAGGAATATCTATATCGATATATCCTTTTACTAAAGAATCAATTACCCAGCACTCTTTCCCTACATAATTCTTCCCTCTATAAACTCCATTGTCAAAAAAGTCTTTTAGACATTGAACGCTACCAGAATTTTTGTCTTCTTGGGTTAAATCCATTACAACAAGATAACGAACGTGGGGATTAGCTAACAAATTGCGAACCAAAAAGTTAATTCCCCTTGGTGCGCTATAGAGGTTCCCGATCACAGCATAATTAGAGGGATCGAGTTTTGCGGCTACTGACTTAGCAGGAGTCCATCCTGTACAGATAGCAGTATAACCACTGCCTAAAATCAACTGATTGGGCTTGTAGATCGCATTAAACATTGGCTTTTCCTTTTTCTTTAATATTGGGTTGCTTCCAAGTTTCTATTTCTTTCAGAAATAAATCAGATTTAGGTTTCCAATTTTCTATTTCTTCTAGAAGCAAGTCCAGTTTTGCGTTGATTTCTTCAAGAGTCATAATTGATTTTACCTCTACTTTGTTCAAGAGATTTTATTTCTGCTAATGTTTTTTTGATTGATTCTTTTTCATTGGCAAGCAATTCTCTTGCTTTTTAAAAAAGAATCAATATTCTTTTGTCAATTTCTGTAATAGTCACAAGTCCCTCTTTATTTGAGAATTGTTTACGAAAAGCAAATATTAGGGATGCTATCAGAAACTTTAACAAATATACGAAAGGTTTAGAGGAGGAGATGCGGGATGGGGTCTAACAAATACATGATGTACCAATCCAGCTAGTTGATAAGTTCCAATGTATTGTCCTTTTTTATCAATCCAATAGGAGTCAGTATAGTAAGTCAAAATATCAAAAATTCTCTTAGGTTCTTCTGTTTCTACTAATGCCCAAAGTGTAGGAATATTATTCTGCAACTGAACGCATAATATCTGTGCGTTTAAAGGCATTTCAATCTCGCGACAAGGAGTTGTATCTATAGGGTACTTCCAGATGGTTCTCATTGGTTTTTTGGGTTAGTGTACATTGATCCGATAACCGATAACTGGCACTGTAGTATTACTCTGGTTTTTGCCACGGATTATCACCTAATCCCCATTGATGTTTAAGAAAAGCTTTGTACATATTTTCTCTGACCATCATTTGTTCGTAAAGCTTGATCAGGAAATCCTGCGCTTGCTCCTGACTCATTTTTTCTACCTGAGTCTGAAAAGAACGAATATTGAACTGCTGTTCTAAAGAAAGTTCGATAGGTTGAGACATAGCATTACTCCTAAATTAAAATTCAGACTCTTCTTTTTGAGGTTCAAATCTATTATCAAAGTCTTCCAACGTTTGTTTTAGACAATGATAAAAGCCGTTAAATTCGTTAAAGGGTTCCCAGTCTTTTTCATGTTTTTCCAGAAGCTTTCTTGCTAACTCTGGTTCAATGGGAACATAGATGTAATCTTCTAGCGTGAATTTATCTTCCACTGTCTAACTCCTCCCAAAAATTGTCAAAACAAGTGATTTTCGTCTCTAATCTTTTGTCAAATAAATCTTGAAAATTAGGATTATCAATTTCTTTTTTTATTCTATCAGAGTATTCATGTACAAAAGAAATAATGTTTTCAAGGCTGATAGCATTGTTAGCTTCATCTTGATAATATTGTTCTTTTTCAGCATCCGACATTTTATCCCAAATTTGACTTCTTAATTCTATTAAGTCTTTTTTGGTTTTTTCTACAAAAGCAAGTCTAGCTTTAATTCTATCTTCCATTGCCTAACTCCTTCCCAAAATTATCAAAACAGGTGATTTTCACCTCTAATCTTCTATCGAATAAGACTCGTTTCACCGATACTTCTCCACTAAATAATCAATATACGATTCTTTGGGGTCTTCTGAGCCTAAATCAACAACCCCCACTAAGTTTCTTGTCCAAGAATCAAGATCGCTTAAATCATCTATTAGGGAATGAGAGTAGGTGATTTTTTGCTTTGTCTTTACTAAAACTTCCCACAGGTCGTTAGTGTAGGCTAGTTCTCTAGTCAGTTTTCTTTGTCTTTCTCTGTAATCTTCTTCCCATGATTTTTGAAATTCATCCCACGCTTTCTCGTCCCATCGTTTTTCGTATATATCATATTCGTATTGATTGTAGTCAAAGTCGTTCATTTTTTGCCACATTTCTTGTATTGTTTTTCTGAAATAGTTTTGCCTAATTTTCTTTGATTTCTTCCATACGTCATTAAAATTTGGAATAATTAATTGACTGGTTTTTATCCAATTTTTCCAGTTTACTTGCGTGTACTTTTTTATCGGATTAACCTCGACAATTTCCTGTATAACATTTTTTAGCAGTTCAATGCTTTTAATGTCTGGACATTCTTGAATTTCAAAACCACAGTAGTTACAAAAAACTACATAACTTAATGTGGTTCCCATTTTTACTCCAAGAGATAACGAAGTTTTATGAAGCTTGGATTTGTCCATGATGTACCTCCTTTAGATAACTATTTGGCTTTATAAGTTAACTTCTTTCTAAGAAAAGCTAAGAAACCCATAGAACTACTATCGCAATATTTAACATGAAAAATGTTAAATCTATCAGTAATTGTTTTGACATAATTTTATCTTGTTTCTACAAATTTACCATAATTAAACTATACGCCTTCTTACTTGAATTGTCAAGATAATTTTGATACACTAAGATTAGAAAAATTTATATTAATACAAATGTTCGACACTGCTATTGGAGTTGCGGGGAAGTTTTTAGAAAATCCCACAATTAAGGCTAATGCCTCTCTATCCTTTTCCGTGGCTACAGGCTCGACTATAACTACAGATAGCGTAGGCAATCCAATCATAAGCCCTGCAGCGATGGAATCCGTAGTAATTACCTGTTGGTTGCAACAGTCAAAACCGCCTGTGGCAGAATTACAAGAGGGTAGTTATCTCGATTGTGAATATTTTGAGGGAAGATTGGTAAAGCCTAAAGATTACCCGCTCCCAATCAGGACTACAGGGGAACTACAAGTAACAATTAATGGCAGAATCGGTCTTGTCAGGCAGTTAAATGTGTTTGAGTCTCCAACAAGTCAACAGCTAGGAATTGCCGCAAAACTAGGACGGAGAATTAAACTTTATGTAAGGTTTGATCAGGGTAGTTAAGCACCGGAACCTTTTAAGTAGCCGAGGTATCCTGAAACAATTGCCACGATAACATTGCCGTAGGTGTCAGTAGTTTCAGGAGTAAAGAAAGAATGAATCAAGCAGGCGAAAACAATTAAAACACAGACAATAGACGGGTCTAATTTAAGATATGACATTGCTGTTATCATCTTTTATAAAAATTTTCCTTAGAATTGGTTTATCACTAATTGTTAACTTTAATTCGTCTTGGTTCCATTTCGTGAATATTGAATCGTATCCATAAATATATTTTAAACTGTCATCGACAATAACCCCCGCTTTTTTTAGCCCATCATTGACATACTTTGCGCTACCACAAACATTATCAGGGTCACGCCCAAAGTTTTTAATTCGCCATTCGTAAAGCATCCATACTTTGTCAGGAAAACATGGAACTTCTTGTTCTATAATAAGTTTTTGTATATTAAAGTCCCATTCTTTTTTAGTAGTTGCGCTTTTAAATTTATTTGCACGAGCTAATCTTATTTGATCATTAAGAGTCGGCGGAAGTGGACAGATAAAAATCGCTTTCATAATCTTATTGGGCGATACTTTTTAAATATCATTAACAAATCATCAGGAATTGTACCAAGTTGACCAGTCCCATAATTGATTTTTGCCTCTTCAAAAGGTAATTCAACTGACGAAACACCCTTAAAAGAACCCGTATTGCATACCCAATCTAAAACACGACCAAAAGCCGCTTTTATCTCTCTTGTTTGTCGGGTATCTTGAGAGAAATCAATGCCACTGGAATACTCCACGTCAGCCTCGGAAAACTCTGGATATGGCTCTCGACTATGGCCTTGATAGCCGCCATACCCCCACGATCTACCAATCGCAGTAGATAGGTGAATTTGCCCGTCTATATCGATTATATAATCGTTAGAACCTAAAGTCCGCCAACTGTCAGGAGCGATAGCCCGATTAAATCCATCGGTAATATTGCCTAGTCTAGCTTTAATTATCAGAGCAGGATTGCTGATAATTGGAGTATTTATACTGACATAAGTTAATCTAAAATTTTGGAATTTTAGATTAACTCTTAGTCTTTCCCGGTGACGGGTAATCTCTAAAGGTCGATCTGCCCCTCTATCGCCTTCAATGATTGATTGAACAAAGTAAATCGCACCAGTGGCGGCATCTTCTGATAAAGATACCGATGGTGCGAAAATAGAGAGGTCATCAATGCTAAAAATCATTAGGAAATTTTGCTCAATAGAGGACAACTGGTGTCTTTGACTGGACAAAATGGACGATGATCGAGATCAGTTCTGAGTTGACCTTTACACCGATTGCAGACTGGATAACCCAGTGCTTTCAGATTGTTATAAGTAACTTCATTGGTTCCATTTGTCAGGGGAAGGTTTTTAGTTCCACCTGTCACAGTGGGTAAAGTTTCTTCGAGGGTTTCTTTGTTTGCCATAATTGTTAGAAAGATAAAGTTATACCGCTACATCTAGGGTGCGTAATTCAGCTACTCGCAATTGTTGAGAAGCTTCACCAGTCCCAATAGGATCTACGTCAAGAGTTTTGTAGCCGAGCCACGCTAACCAAGTTGCGCGAATCCGACGATCAAATTGAGTGACATTATCAAAAGTGATTTGAAATGGCATCCCTACACCAACACCTAACGCACCGGCTCCAATTAAATAACCAGTACGGGTAGTTTTAGTACCTAAAGAACCGCCCAATGTTTCACTTTGAACACCGGGTTGACCAGCCGCTCCGACACCGACACTATTGCCAGTTTCAAAAATATGGAATTTTTCTACCAACCCTAAATACGAGCTAACCCTTCCAGTATCCCCAGGGGGAATATAAGACGGATTGAGAATATTTAGTAAAGCGTCAAGATCGCGAGTCGTATTTGCTTGCCAATCGTCATCATAACTCTCTTTTAATTGCAGAATTTGAGTCGAATTTAGGAATAGCAAATACGTCTGGTCGGGATACATCTGGAACTTGTTATCGTGGGCATATTGATATAATCGCCGCAAGAATCCTTTGGTAAAAGTTCCATCATCTCCTGTTGCCGATAGTCCAGTGGGGGAAGTAACAAGACTGCCTTTTTTGTTATACAAATGCAGTGACGTGCTATCAAGCATTGTTTTGATCATGGTATTATCAAAACTTGCATAGTCGTAATACAGCGTATTCTGCATCCAATCAATCATTCCCATCGCACTAAAATATTCAGTGAAAGTTGGGATAGAAACAGGTCGGATTGCAGTAGTAGCACCTACTTTACCGCGCCCATATTCAAAGATTTCTGCCGATACGCTAGACGCACTATTATTATCTGATTCAGAGGTCAGATCAGCATACTCACCCTTTCCTGATAGTTGATAATCGCTTACCGACGGGGAACTTGTTAGGTAATTTAATCGAGGAATTCGGATAACAGTTCCATTACGAGCCGTAAAGTCTAAGGCATAATTAGGAATCTGCCAAAAGGCAAACCCAGGGATTTGAGTTGTACGGAGAATTGCTGACAAAGTGTCAAGAAAAAACGGAGGCAAATCCGCCGCAGTCGTTGGGGCATTTTTTGAAACTTGACCGCCCATTACAGGAGCCGAACGAGTCCCTCTGAACCAGCCTTGTTTGCGACCCCAATCATCTAAAGAGTTGACAATCTGTTGCCGGTTATTTTTAACATGGCGATCTAATCGTACTTTATCGTACAGGTTTACTGTCTGATTACCGCCCATTACAGGAGCCGAATAGATTACACCAGAATTTTTCTGAATGTCTTCAATCAAATCAAAGGTTTCGTCAAGCGCACCTGTAATCTTATCAGCATCATGAGCGACAGTTCTATTGAAATTAGGCAACTGCATTTTTTCTGGTGTTTGGCTACCGTAAAGCTTTCCTAAGTCAGCAAAGTTATTAATCGTCTTTTCCGACTCAGTGACTTTAGTTTCTAGTTGAACGATTTTTTCATTAGATTTTTGGATAGCTTCCGTGGCAGAATTGAGAGAAGCTTCTAGGGTGGCTTTTGTAGCTTCAAATTGTTGCTTTTGGGACTCTAATGCAGATTTTTTGTCTAATTCCATCGCTTGCTTTACCGAAGCTACGGTTTCTGCTACGGTGTTTTGTACAATCTCTTGAATCGCTTTGAGATCAAGGACTGGGACGGGAGTGGGATCAGGGTCAGAATTTTTGACTGGTACACCACTTCCAGAAGGCTTTAAGTCACCTCGAAAAGTGGCTTTTTGAGTCAAGGCGTAGATTTCTTCTTGAGAAGGAGTATCACTTCCTTCTACTGAATCTTTAACAACTACGGGAGTAACCCGCTTAATTTCTTTTAGGATACTTTTCATTACTGATTACTGATCACTAACTATTAGATATAATTGTACTACAGAACTTTCTATTTTAGGTAAAAACAAAAGTATTGAGACGGGAATCTATTAATCTTGCCTGACGACAATTGCCACTGGTAACAAAACTGCATTCGATAGAATCCATCTTTCCGGAACGGCGATAGTAAGGGGTTAGCGTTTCTTCATCTACTAGCCCTGCCATATACGGGGGGTAGTGAGGACATTTAGGGTCACTGTAAGGAATATCGCAGATAGGACAAATCGACTCGCCATAAAAAATTCCCCCCATTGAAACATCGGCTTTTCTGCCATAGGAAATTTCTGAAATAATCGGGTGAGTCGCTTCTACAAAACCGAAAACCAAGACCTGGTGATAACCGTCTTTTTGAATTATTCGGTAATCTTCGCTTGGATTAGGGGATTTTTCGAGGATTCGTGTTATTCCTTCTTTGCTTACGCGAGGTAAGGAATAAATAAAAGAATCATAGATCATCCCAAAAGTTTTGGTTTGATCTTCCCATTCATGATCGATCATCAAAGCGCACCCAGGGTAACTAGCTACCATAGCTTCTAAAACATTTTTATCCCATACCTGGCCAGAACTGTGAATTAAGTTATTTGAGGCAATTAAAGCAAATCGCATCAGTTCCGATGATTCCCACGGATCGAGTCCGTAGGGCTTGAATTGATTGATTAACGACATCTCCTCGTCGGTAGGATGACGGATCTGTAGCAATATCTCTAATTCAGCGCGGGTTAGTTTTAGTTCCATGTCAATAAAAAATACTTATATAAATAATTCTATCTAAAGACTTGACGTTTATGGTTGTTTGATCTATATTAATAGTGTCGTCTCCAACCGAAACCCATAAATATAAAATTTCAATACAAAATATTTGTCTCCATAGAAAGTGTATAGCCGAGGAAACAGCGCAGGATTGATACCCTGCGTTTTTCATTTCGTCCAGCCAAAGTTTAACGAGAGCATATTCTGGGTAGGGCGTGTTCTGGAATTAGAAAAAACAAAATAACAGCCACAATTAGCCCGACAAGTGCATCTCTCAGTCGGTCGGGGAAGTGTCCCTATTGGTTGCCAACCGGCACTCTCATAAAAAAGACACTCTTGGCAAGATTCTTTTTTGGTAATTATTCTCTTTTCCCACTTGTTGACTAGAGCGTGTCCTCTCCTGTTTCCCTCCTCAAAAGCTTCCCTAGACTTAGCAACGTACTGTCTAGAGCGATTGATTATTTGAGCCTCTGATTGAGTACCAAGAATAATATCACGGGAAAACTTTCTTAGCCGTGCGTATTGACTGCGAAGCATCTGACCGATTCTACCGTAGTCAGAAGCGTTCATGTCGGGCTTACCAATTCGATAAAGTTGAATAGTTAAATCTTTAATTTCAAAAGAAATCTTCTCTTCCCACTCACTGACAGTTATTTTTTTCTGTAAAAGGTCACGGGTAAGTTTATCTGTTTTTTGGATACGGGCATTAATAGTTTGTTGGGAGATTTGCCTAACTTTTTCAGTAGAGACAAACCTCCCCGTCCGATTATCTCGATAGCGTCGGGTTGCGGGATTAAAGGAAAAATCACTCATAGCTTATTTCGGGTTCTAATAAATTCTTAAACTCAGGGTCGGGAGGTTTCTTTTTCCAGTCATCGATAGCTTTTTGGATGTCATCGGCTGTTACTTCGGCTTTCCCCAGCAACTGACTAATTGGCTGTAAGCTTTTATCTTCTGGGTTAAATTTATCTGTCATGCTATTTGTACAGTAGTATTTTTCTGGTTTTAGCTTCTTTGATTAGCCGATCGCAAACATTACGCGAAGTATGACCATCCCATTCAGGAGCTTTAGGAACCCACACGGAATTAGGAATTAAATCTGCAAATTTTATCGGTAAATGATAGGTAATTATTCCGCTATTTAATTTACATCCCGCAATAAACCATCCTTCCCAAACAGTCTCGTCGTCGTGACAGTAAGAGGCAAACGAAAAAGCTGGCAGTAATCCGATTAGCTGAATAAATAAAAGACATCGATGGTCATAAAGTTCCTCAAAAGTGTGGTATCCATCTGAGACTTTGCTAGAGTCGCAAGGTATAAAGTTATCGTTGACTGTAATCCCTTCTGTCATATTATTTATCTCCTAATCCGTCATAAACTAATTCTTGGATGTTTTCTGATTTATTAAGTTTAGCTTTTAGGTTACGGTTTTTAATTTCTAACATTTTTACCTTTAATTTTAATTTTTCATAATCAAACATCAGGTTATCGTATGAGTTGGTTAATTCGGCGTATTCGGCTCTCAAGTCTTCGATACTCAAATCTTCGATAATAGCGTCAAAGTTATTGTTATTCATGAATTTTCTCTTTAAATTAAATAATAACTCTTGACAGTCAAGAGTTATTTCTTGAAATTAGTCTCCTAATCCACTTACGCTTCTGTTTCTGCTTTATTAAGTTCGCTAATCAAAGACTTAACCCGAGTTGTTAAGTCACGCACTTCATCTTCTAAAGCCTTAATTTTAGCGTCTTTAGCTTCCAGTTCAGTCATGTTAGCGACCAGAATACTATCATTAGAATCGGAAACAACATAAGCTTTTAGATTTGTCATAATTACCTCTTGGCTTTACTGTATTTTATCAAATTTAAAACAGTTTTAACTGTAATGGAGAATTATCTATTATTTCCTCTATCG